AAGCAGGCAGGTCGCGGAAATCTCCAGGCGGAGAATGTCCAGAGCCTCGCTGCCGCTCGCATCGCTCTCGAGGACATGTTCTTCGGATGGCGCGATCAGCACGAGTATGAGCGCCGTTGGAGCATGACTGACCCAGACTGGGACAGCGTCACTTGCTCTCTCCTGCCAGTAGGCGTCAAGTTCACCGACGACGGCAAGAAGGACAGCAATGGTCAGTTCTTGCGGACTAAGTATTCGGCTCAGGGCGGGACACTCATCCTGCTTCGCGGATACGAGTTCAAGGAGGGCGAGGATGAGTGAGGATGTATTCAACCCAGCCAACTCACAGCTGCTCCATGACATGCTCTCTGGTCGGCGCGTAGCCGCAGAGCGCAACATGGAAGACTGCGAGGACGGCAGCATCAAGCGTATCTGGCATCGAGCCGCGATGGCTTATGGCAGGGCGCTCGCAGCAGCCAAGGAAGGCGACGACTCAGAGTGTAAGACCGAGAGCCGCATTGCCATCGAGATTGAGGACATGGCTTTCGATGCAGAAAGGAGCAAGAAGGATGCCAAGTAAGTATCAGGATACTGACATCATCGAGTTGCCGTTCGAGAAGTGGCTCAGTGCAGTTAACCGCAAAGTCCTCGGGACCTGCGGTCTCGGCATTGACGACCTTCCAGACGCCGACTTCCAAGAGTACTACCCGGGCGAGAAGGCATCGTTCGGCGAATACAAGGAAGCGGTCAAGGACTGCGCCGACCATGTGATTAGATATGCGGGCGGCTCAATGCTGCTCCAAGAAACGGAGGACATGTATGAGTAAAGCGATTCTCTTGGTGCCGGGAGCGACTGAGCCGAAACTCGTCGATTTCCCAAGCCGTGAGCAGGTTGTTTCCAGCGGCGAGTCTAACTTGTCGCTCTACTACTCGCTCATCGGCTGCTCGATGATTAGCGTCGGTCTGTCGCTCAAGATGGGCGACTACGAGGCAGTCATCGTTATCGACGACGAAGGTCTCTATCGCGGCCCTGTCGGCGACGACGGCTTGCGAATGCCAGCGCTGTACAACGCGCTTGCTAGCGGTCTCGTTCGCAACGAGTACAACGCAGGACCGACCAGTCCAATCGTCGGAACAGGGCTAATCGTACAGGGCGACGATGATGGCAATCTCTTCGGCTTCGGAGAGAAGGAACTGGCTGAGGTCATGGCGAAGATTGATGCGGTCGATCCGCGCGAGGCTACGCCACGGGAGCTCGAGTTCATTGCCAACTTCGTCTAGTTGTTGCGCCAGGTGAGACATTTGTGCTCGCCTGTTGACAACGGTAGGAAGAGGCAGTAAGTTAACAGTAGAGGTTTGGATAAGCCCTCCCCGCTTCGCGGCGGGGAGGCGCCACCTCAAGTAGGACAAGGAGGTAGATGATGCCAAACTGGTGCGTCAACAAACTAACAGTTATCGGACCCAAGGAATCCCGAGACCGCATCGTTGCGCAGGTCAAGGGCGAGGACACCGACTTTGACTTCGCCAAGGTAATCCCTATGCCAGAGACTCCGACCTATTCAGCCACTTCGTCGAACACGGCGTTCACCTGCGGCTGCACATCGGAGTACATTGACAACGCATGGCGCATCAACGGCAAGGAAGTCGTTAAGAAGGCAACAGATAACGGGACCATCGGCACTACCATTAGCGGGACCGCCGACTACTGCCCGGAGCATGATGCCATCGGCGTCCAGTACTCTCCGAACAACTGGTACAACTGGAATGTCGCCCACTGGGGAACCAAGTGGAACGCTTCTGAGGCGTACGTTGACCACTCTGACGCCATGACCATCATCCACTTCGAGACCGCATGGGCTCCAGCCGAGCCTGTAGTCGTGGCACTTGCTGAGCAGTTTGTTGACTGCCAGATTACCCACGATTATGTCGAGTGCGGCATGGAGTTCGCTGGTCGCAAGGTATTCAATGTACTCGATGATGACCAAGTCATCCTGCTTACCAAGTTGTCCGGGGCAGTCCGCAAGGAGACCACCACGGAGAAGACAACAGGCTTCGACGGCGAAGAGCGCTCATACGATAGAACCGTCTGGTACAACGAGCAGGGAGATGAGACGCACCCTTCGCTCTGGGATTACGATGACCGCGGCGCGTCGCTGGGTCTGCTACAGCAGGAGGTAGACGTTCAGGGCGGTCTCGAGTTCCAAGCAGTAGCGATGATGCTCTTCCCAGACTCTGGCTGGGGCGGCTGATTAAATCCGTGCCAGCGCGTAAAGGCTGGCTAGTTGGCGGACGAATAACCGCCCGTGACGATAAGGACTGTCGGCGTAGCTCCCTGACCGGGGCGAGGCCAGCAGCAGCAGTCAAGCGAAAGCCCGAGGCTGCCTCCGCAAGGGGATAAGCGTCAAGCCGCGAAAAGGCAGCGACACTACCCTGCCGTCTAGTCAACGGCAGGGGTCGCAACTCAGTCGAACGCTGTTGCGCCAGGTGAGACAGTTTCACCGGGCTGTTGACATCGTCGATCATAGGTAGTAATGTCGCAGTAGAGGGGAAGTGCCCCTCAGTAGATAGGAGGACAAGACATGAGCATCATGGAAACCAATCGGGAGATTACTGAGGAACAGCACAACGCCATCGTTGACAGGCTGCACTTCCCTCGCGAGGAGGGATGGGAGCATGGCATCAGGCACTTCGCTGAACTGACGCCAAGTGATCTCGACGCCATCCGCGCGATCGCCCCTGGCTTCGTCGACGACGAGCCATGGAACGACTTCGAGGGCACAAAGTGGCTTCAGCAGCAGCTCGCGGATTGCGGCATCACGGAATACACGATGCACGGCTACATCCTGCCGATGGGTCGCTCAGATCGTCGCCTGACGGTCGAGGGCTGCTACATCGATTACGCGCCACTCGCTGCGATCCTCAACCTTCTCGGCAAGGTCGACACAGCCGACGAGAAGTCGTTCGAGATTGACCAAGACCAGAAGGGCGCATCGCTCTTCCTCTGGTGGGATTGATCATGAGCGACGGATACAACGGATGGTCGAATCGTGAGACCTGGCTTGCAAATCTCTGGATTGCCAACGACGGCTATGCGGGAGGAGCAGACGAGGTAGATCGGATGGCAAGAGAGGCCCTTGAAGATGCTGACGGAGATCGTGATGATGCGACCTACAACCTCAGCAAGCAGATTGAGGCAGCCATTGACAGCGACTACGAGCAGACAGTCAAAGCCAGCGGATTGTTCGATGACCTATTAGGCGGTGCTCTTGCGAGAATCGACTGGTATGAGATTGCGCGGCACTATGTCGATTACGCGGTCTCGGAGTCGAACGCAGAGGCTGTTGCGTCAGGTGAGACAGTTTCACCGGGCTGTTGACAACGGCAGCCTAGTTTAGTAATGTCATAGTAGAGGGGAAGTTCCCCTCATTAGCAAGGAGGTAGAACATGGCAGACAGTTATCAGTTCTTCGAGTACGAGATCTCAAGGAAGCGAGTAGACGAGGGCAAGCCGAAGCGCATCGAGTCGCCGAAGATGGCGGTAGAGGCACTAGAGTCCATTCTCGATGTCGACAAGGAGCAGCTATTCGCTGTAGTCGTCGATGGTCGGAACGGTCTCATCGGCTACGAGAAGATTTATCAGGGCACGGCGACAGGCACAAGCGTGCGAATCGCTGACCTGTTCCGACTCGCTGTCAACATCGGCGGCGTCGGTCTCGTCGTTCTCCACAATCACCCAAGCGGAGACAACGAGCCTTCTGAGCAGGACATGCAACTCACTCGGGAGATTATCAAGGCTTCGAGGCTTCTCGACATTGAGTTCCTCGATCACCTCGTATACGGCGGATCATCAGAGGAGAAGTACTACTCTATCCGCCAGCACAACAGCGAAGTATGGACGGAGGTAGAATAATGAGCGAGATTAAGCCTATCCCAGCAGAGGTAAAGGAAGCGTTCCGCGATGTAGCAGGAGGAGACGAGAGCATCTCGCTTATCTCTTGCGTTTATCGCGGCGAGCCAAACTGGGTCATCGCAAAGGTAGAGGAGCGCGAGATTGGCGGATATTCCGTCACCCCGCTCTTCATGACCATGACCCCGGAGATGTTCGATCAGACCGAGAATCCTGCACCAGCCCTCAAAGGTAAGCTCGCAGAGATCAACGGCTATGAGAAATACGCTGACATCGAGGAAATCACAGACATGGAAGCGAAGCAGATGCTCGACGGTATTGAGCAGATGTTTCGTATCCAGTGAGCCCCGCTAGGTCGTGGCGCAACGCGATTATTGCGGAGCGCTACGCCCAGGGCGAGACTATGGAGGAGATCGGCAAGCTCTACGGGATTTCTCGTCAGCGTGTCCACTCGATCCTGATTGCGGCGGGAGTCGAACGCAGGAGTCGCGGCGGCTCTAGGGCAGCGAAGCTGGATTACGATCGAGTTGTCCGGGAGTACAATCGAGTGCTCTCAGTCTACGAGGTCTCCAAGGTCGTAGGGTGCTCGACATCAACAGTCTACGGAATCCTTCAGAGATGCGGGACACCGTTGATTCGCCGCAGCAAATTCAATGACCTCCCGATGGAGGCGATCAAGCAGCGGTATCTCTCGGGCGAGAGGCTCGATGCCATCGCTTCGTCGGTCGGCGTCAAGTCAAACTACCTGAACAACCTGCTTCGGAAGTATGGCGTTCCGCGCAGGAGCAACCGCGGACGAAAGTCTCCTGTTGCGTCAGGTGAGACGGCTGTTGACACGGGTCAGCAGATTTAGTAGTGTATCGGTAGGGTCCCTGGGCTTTTCAGGGTCCCTACCGATTTAGAGAAGGAGGTAGATCATGGAAGCACTTTGGACAGCAGCACAGGTAGAGGGCAAGATTACGGCAAAGGTCTATCAGGATGATGATTCGTTTCTGACGATTGACGATCATCTCCCAGAGCGAATCACAAAGTTCGTAGTCACCGACGGCGCGGCTGATCGCGGTTGCCCGCAGGACATCAAGCCTACATTTGACGAGAGCGACGATACGCATGACTTCGACAGGGAGCCATTCGCATTCTTCGCGCCTCTTTATATGCTTGACCACAGCGGAGTTCGCATCAGTCTGAACTCGTTCAACGATCCATGGGACAGCGGATGCTGCGGCTTCGTCGGCGTTCTCAAGGAGGACATCGTCAAGCAGTACGGCGAGCTGACCCAGGATACGGAGCAGCAGGCTCTTCAGCAGATGCGCAGTGAAGTCGAGACGATTTCCAACATCTTCGCTGGGAACGTCTACGGGTATGTCGTAGAGGAGCGACAGTTCTGCGAGTCATGCCAGACGGAAAAGTGGGAGACCGTCGACTCATGCTGGGGATTCGTCGGAGACGCCAAGTATGTCAACGAGAATGCCGTAGAATCCCTTAGGTCGATCCTCTCAGAAAAGGGTATGGAGGACGAGATTGAGGTAATCGCCTAAAGCGGTTTGCCGGGAGGAGAGTTTTGGTCTGACGCGAGTTTTGGTCTGGCGCCGATTTTGTTTTGGGCTCTATATATATGCTCGTCGCATTAGCTACAGCTCGAGAGTACCTCCCTCGAGCGCCATCAAGCCGTCGTCGATCGCGAGAGTCCAGACTCGCTTTCGGCGGCGGCCCTTTCTTTTGCCGGAAGATTTGCCGGAAGCGCAGCCTAGTCGCCATACAACCTGTTGCGCCAGGTGAGACATTTTGCTCTAGGGGTTGACAGCGGTCGAGATATTAGGTATGGTAGAAGAGTCGAACGGGAAGCAGTGAGCAACCCGCGACACAGACAAAGGAGGCACGCGATGAGCTACATGGACAATCTCGAATCGGTGCTCAAAGAGTACAAGGAGAACGAGGCATCGGAGGAGAACGCATCGATCGCACTCACCTGGCTCCAGATGGCTCGACTCGCAGCGGCGATGAACCTCGAGCCACAGTTCAAGAACGCCTTCAAGAAGGCTATCGACTTCGGCGCGAAAGCAGAAGCCGAGTACACCGCAGATGAGGCGGCACACAACGACCTCGTCGACCAAGGGCTCGCCTGAGGACCCGGGAGGAGAGCGCGGCCAAACAGCCCGCTCTCTTCCCAGGAGATCGCGAAATGTTAAGAAAATGTAATCATCTATTTTGCGAAAAAGGGTTGACAACGGTTGAGAAATCAGGTATGGTATCTATAGAGGGGAAGTTCCCCTCAGGAGAATGGAGGACAGCGCAATGAGCAAGAGCAAGAAGCAGCAGCGCACCGAGGCTCGCGAGGCAGCGAAGAAGCACTCGGTCTGGAAAGTGCGCCAGAACCTGCTCGAGATGGCAGCGGAAGGCGGCACGATCTGGATGCTCGACGAGCGACTGAGCCAGACGGCTCTTCGCAAGGCACTGAAGAAGTAGAGAGGAGAGGACAAATGAAGATCAAACTCAGCCACCATTCGATCGACCGAATCCGAGAGATCTACACAGACAAGACATCGAGCGCCGATGCTCGCGACTTCTGCGCGGACATTCTTCGCAGGACCGCCTGCCTCGACCTCCCGATCGACTGCGACAAAGGCCACTTCGTCACGCTCTCAAAGGACACGCTCCAGCAGCTCATCGCCGTCGTCGTCGAGGACACCTGGCTCTCAAAGTGCTCGGGATGCGACGAGATGAAGCCAGCATGCCGCGCCAACAGCGACTGGGAGGACACGCGCGGACACGGCTGCGAATCTTGCGACGAATGCGACCAGACATACGCTGACATCGCATACGACCAAGCCTACATCTATTAGCGATTGGAGGAACGGCGGCTCTCGCGTCTATGCAGACCGGGAGCTGCTGTTGCGCCAGGTGAGACATTTTGACAAAGGGGTTGACAAAGGTGAAAGCGGATGGTATTTTAGAATAGTCGAACGGGGACAATCCCCGACAGGATAGGAGGAGAGAAATGAGCACGATGAAAGAGCAGATGATCGACGAGCAGAATCGACACATCACGGAGCTCAACGACCAAGGCTGGACCAGAGTCGACATCAACCCGATCCAGTGGGTCGCGCTCCAGCGGGACACCGACGGAAACTTCGGCGGAACGCTATGGACGCTCGGCAGCGATAGCGGCTACCACTCCGCATCAGAGGCGACTGCTGGATTCCCAGTCGAGCTCGCCGCAGCACAGGACTTCACGACAATCGCGCTGAAGGTCGCTCAGGCGATCAAGGAGGGTAAATGACAGTAGAGGCTAAGCCAAAGAAGTTCGACTGCCCGGGATGCGACGAGGAGCACTCGACCTGGGCGGCGGCGCTCTCGCGCTTCGACAACCAGACAAAGGTCTGCCGAAAGTGCGGCGAGTATGAGGCGTGGATTCAGATCGACGCCCACTTCTCAGGATACGATGTCCACGCAGCCCTCACGGGCTTCGGGCTCCACAACAAGTTCCCGGGACAGCGTTGAGCTGCCGAGCAATCGTCGACTGGCAACCCGGCGGAGGACGCTTCTGCGGCGTCCCCGCCGAGCGCCGCGTCACGATCCTGACGCCATTCCAAGGCGGTCGCTTCATCAAGGCCAGAGTAGCCCTATGCGAATTGCACGCAAATGCGAAGAAAAGCGACAGGAGCTTCGCGCCTACCAGGAGATAGCGAAGGATCTGCTTACAGAGCGCGCCGTAGAACGCGATCTGCTTATAGCGCGCGCAGTAGAACGCGAATCTGGGCGGGGACCCTAGGCTTTCAGCGGGGCCCCTAGCGTTTTCCGGATCTCAGCCTAGTCCGATTTGCCGGAATAGCCTGTTGCGCCAGGTGAGACGTTTTTAGAAAAGGGTTGACAACGGTTTCCATCTGTAGTATTTTAGAATCGTCGAACCGGGGGCGGTCCTCGGCGACGAAACCGTAGTATTAGGAGGACAGAAGATGTCAAAAGACGGACCACGAAACACGCGCGTTCGAATCGGCTCAGTCGGAGTCGATAGCGGCCAGCTGATGATCGTCGATCCATGCTACATCAAGAGTGACTTCGAGGTCGACTACGACCAGGAGGAGATCGACAAGATCCAGGCAGGAAGCCCAGCCGAAGTACCGCTGAACTATAACGGCGCCTGCGCCGTAACTCTCGGCGAGGATTCGGCAGGATCGATGATGCACGGGCTAGCCGTCGCATTCTCCAGCGGATACGGAGACGGCGTCTATCCAGTCTACGCGACATACAACGACGACGGTCGCATCGTCAAAGTCGAAATCGAAATGGGATTCGACGACGAGGACGAGGAGGAGGATTTCTAGGAGGCGCGTCCATCGCCTCACACCGCCCCGGGTCAGGACCGCCCTGGCTCGGGGCATCCCCATAAATCCATCGATGCATTTGCAGCTTGCGATTTGCCGGAAGCGAAACCGGCGCCGGAAGTTTTTTTGGCGTTTGTTTCAGTTTTTTTGAAGGGGTGTTTTTTTTGGGCAGATTATATATACATCGCGTCGTCTTCGTCTCGTCGTCTTCGTCGAACGCGCGCGCGCCAGCCAGCGAAATCGCCGTCCCGGCAGCCCCCAAGATGCTGTTGCGCCAGGTGAGACATTTTGAGAAAGGGGTTGACAAGGGTACAACGGTGAGGTATAATAGAAGAGTCGAACGGGAAGCAGTCAGCCGACCGCGACGCGAACGAAGGAGAGGACAAATGACACAGGCAGAATTCGTCAAGCGCAACAGCCACATCAAGACAGCCGACAACTGGATGCGGCTCGCGATGTCTTATGAGCGCGACGCCCGGTCGATGCGCGACAAGTTCTTCCGCCGCACCAACGCCGAGGACAGCCTAGGCTACGCTGCGCAATGGCGAGCCGATGCCGAGCGCTACGAGCAGCTCGCCCGATGGAGCCGCGATGAGGAGCGAATCGCTCGCAGCTCCGAGCGCAACAACATCCGAGGTTAAGAAAATTTAACCTTCGAAAGGGTTGACAAGCGTAAGAGCTTTTAGTATTGTATACATAGAGGGGAAGTGCCCTTCACAAGCAGAGAGGACAGCAAAATGAGCAAGAGCAAGAAGCAACTTCGGACCGAAGCCAAGGAAGCCGCCAAGAAGCGAAGCCTCTGGCACGCGCGCCAGATGATGCTCGACGCGGTTCGCGAGCAAGGCATCGCCTGGACCGTCGTAGACACGATGAGCCAGTTCGGAAAGAAGGAGACAAAATGAAGCGGCTACTCACTTACCGCGAGCAACTTATCCTTCGCGAAACGGAGACCTGGAACCGGCAGCAGGAGCGAAGGCGCATCCTGCTCGGCATCCTGCTCGTAGTCGCGACGATCGCCGTTCTGGCAATCGCTGGATGCAACGGCTCGCACGGTCGCTGCTAGCGATTGTCGCGCTGCTGCTGCTAACGGCAATAGCCGCGGCCGCCGCGATTACAATCGCCGCCAGCTTCGTCATCAAAGTGCTGCCTATACAGAGCGCAGTAGAACGCAAACCTGAGGCAAATGTTAAGAAAATTTAACCTACTATTTTGGGAAAAGGGGTTGACAAGGGTATAAAGGTTTAGTATTGTACAAGTAGAGGGGGTCAACGGTGGCACTCGCCACCGACCCCTCAAAAGAAGGAGAGAGAAATGAACTTCGTAGCAACGCTCCTCGCAATCGTCGGCGTAGACCAGAAGCGCACCGAAAAGGCAGCCCAGGTCGCGGCGCCGCGCGCGGCAGAGCCACGACCAGAGTTCCGACGCGACGGCTACTACAACCGCTTCACCGACGCGATGGGAAATCAGGTCGACAGCGAAGTCGCCGAGTACCGCGAGTACATCACCGTGACCGTGAGCCCGATGGGAACGCCATACTTCTCGCACATCTGGCAGAAGCGCGACGAGCGAGGATTCTGGTCGGAGCGACTAGATTGCCCAGCCAACCGATTCGCGATGCGCAGCGAGGCAGAGGCAATCGCCAAGGTGCGCGAGCTCGTCGAAGGCGATTCCCGCTGGACACACTCGTCAGAGGTAAAGCAGCCAGCGACCGCCTGGTAGCCAGCCGACGGAGCCGTCGCCCCTAAAAAGGCGGCGGCTTCGCCGCACCCATAAATGGCGGCTTGCCGGTCCAGCCACGCCGTAGAACCGGTGGATTGTTACAGTCCGGTTTGTTACAGTCAGGCGCCTGGTCGCGCAGGCCGTTTCCCGATTTCGGTTGAACTCGCAACGGGGTGTTGCGTTGCCGCTCAACCTGGTGTATTGTTCTCGTAGCGGGAACGAAAGAGGCACACGCCTCAACCGCCAAGAGGAGAACGGAACGATGAACGGAACCCTGGACTACACGCTCAACACGGCTCTCGTTGAGAGCCTCGTTGACCACGCGGTCAACGCAGAACTCGTGCAGGACTCGCCAATCCTGGTTGCAGTTGCGACGCGCAGCGAGAACGGCGCGCTATGCGCAGCGCGCTACGCTTGCGACGACGAGAGCGGCGCGGCTCTTGACGCTCTCGCAGTTCGCGTATGCGCTCTCGTTCTCAACGACGACGCAGAGGGTTGCGCCTCAATCCTGGTCAACCGCGCAGAGGCGGAACTGCTTGCGCTGCTCAACGCAGTTCTCATTGACGGCGACGGCGGCGCGCCGTTGTTCTAACTCTCAACGCGCGCAAGCGCAACACACACCCGCCGCAAGCGCGGCGGGTGTTGTGCTACCTGGCGAGAATCGCACACCCCTGGCGGGTGTTTGGTTCAACACGAGCACAAAGGCGTTCTAACTCCGTCACGGAAAATTATCTACAAAACCCCCCAAACCCCTTTTAAGTCGAACTTCTACACACCACGGCCAGCTCCAACCGGAGACTAGGCCCTGCATCTTTTTTTCACACAACACACAACGCTCCACTCCACCTTGTGCTATGCGCTTTGATGATGGGACTTTGGTCTGCCCGCGGTTTTCGGTTTATCTTCAAACGTTGACACTCCGGCCCGGTATGGTATGCTCTTGACATGAGCGATGTAACAGTTGTCACCGCGAGTACGCCGATGCGGACCCGCCTGCTTGGCGAGGCGATTATGTCGGTGCGCGCCCAAACGCTCCTTCCGGCTGAGCACTTGATTTCGGTTGATCTCCACCAACGCGGTGGATGGTGGACGAAGAACTCTCTGGTTCGCCGGGTTTCGACTGAGTGGGTGCAGCTCCTCGACGACGACGACCTGCTTCATCCGCATCACCTGGAGCGACTGATGGCGGAGGCTAGCCCAGATGTGGATATCATCTATTCGTATGCGGACGGCGCAAATTACACCGGCTGGTACAACAAGCCGTTTGATCCCGAGAGCCTCCTGAAGGACAACAACGTCAGTCACAACGCCCTGGTCCGCAAGAGCGTCTTCAACAAGATCGGCATGTTCAAGCAGGTCTTTGGCTATGACTGGCTCTTCTGGGTCGAGGCATATCGAGCCGGGGCGAAGTTCAAGTGCGTCCCTGAGATCACCTGGACCTATCGCATCGACGATGGCTGGACCCACGAAAGCCATAACCGCGAAGGCTATGAGGAAGTCAAGAGGATCATCAATGGATAACGTCGTCGTTCTCGCTGCAGGGAAGTCCACGCGCCTCAACGGCTACTCCAAGCTCCTGGTCCAGGCTGCCGGGGTCACAGTTCTGGAGTGGCATATGCGCGCACTCAAGGGGGGACTCGCTGGCGTGGTGGTTCGCCCTGGCGAGGCAGGAAAAATCTATCTGAGCGGATGGCGTGGGCCAATCGTCGAAACCAACGATACCCGTGGACCAGCCCGTGCATTGGAACGATATCTCGTTGATACGGGCGTCCAGGGACCGATTACGGTGATTTACGGAGATACCGTTCTGCCAGAGATCCCAAGCGCTCCTGGTTCTTGGGTTGGAGTCGCTGAGGCTCCATCGCGTCGTGTCTGGGACTACCACAACACCGTCCGCTGGACTCGCGGGGCTGCAACCGGAGAGGTCTGCATTGGGCTCTACCGGTTCGATGACGCTGAAAAGCTCCACGATATGATCCGATCGCTCCGTAGCTCAGAGATGATTGACGTCCTCGAGGCCTACGGGGATATGCGGCCCCATGTTGTCGAGGGCTGGCAGGACACCGGTGATTTCCAGGCCTTGGGAAACTTCAAGGGGTACCCAGACAGCCAAAAGGGGTAAATCGGGGCTCTACGGGCCGGAAAAGTGCCTCTACGGGGCTTTAAAGACTCGAAACCCAGGCGACAAACGCGATGATTCCGAAGCCGATAATGGCAAAGAGGTAGTCGTACTTGGTTTTATGATCCCTGAACTCATATATCTCAACAAATCGATACCTATTTGGGTCCATTTTGTCAAGTGGTCGCTTCATAGATACTTGGTGATCCCGTAAAACTTGCACGCGATGCAGATGCCCGTCGCCGCAAGGATAAACTGCAGCCCAGCAAGGACGGCAATCAAAATCGGTGCGTTAAGCGCCAGGCCAGCAAACGCGAAGACTGCCCCCAAGAGCTGCGCCAAGCGAATCCCACTTGCCGGGTGCTCCGCAGTACCGGATGGACGGTAGAGGATTGTGAGGAAGTTTGGTCCGCCGAGGAACGCCAACAGCAGCACACTTCCGATGAGCCCAACAAGAAGTTGGCTTTGCGTGAAGAGCGCAATCGTCAAAATCACAACGCTGGTTGCTGCTCCCTTGCGGGCTCGTGCAGAATTGACCATCTTCATCGTCGCGCCCTCCGCTCTCGATCATATCGACTCGACATCGAGCGTATTTGCGTGACGTCGAACTTCTTGCCATATCCGAACTGGAACCATGCGCAAAGATCGCAGAAGATTTTTACTTCTTCGCCGTTAATCTCTGCGTTGCATCGGCCCTCCGCTTCAGCCACATCGAGCCATCCGCTGGAGTCGGCAATCTGGTAGTTGTGGTTATCTTCTAACCACTTATTCACTCGTCGTTTGTATCGCGAGTGTTCGTCGTATGCCCTGCGCCACCTACGGTACTGCCCGTAGTCTTGCTCGCTGAACTTCGGCGCTTGATCAGTTGATCCAGGGCGTGCCACCACTTCTGGTAGTGGCTGTCCATCGAGCTGCGCCGCCGCCGCAGCTTCCTGTCCCTCGCCTGCCATTTTGATTCCCCCATGTTGATGTCCTCTCAGTCGAGCTTACCACACGAGTGGCACCGTCTGACACTCTTTTTACGTGGCAACGCAGCATCCCGCTCTTTGATGACTGTTCTGGCCGAGCGGTACTGCTTGAAGAGGGTCTTTTCCCACTTCTTTGCCTTTCGTGGCGAGTACTCTTGATGAAGTTGGAGGAGCCGCTTCGCCCAGAGGGTCGTGTGCGCCTCCCCGGACCAGATGTGTGCAAGCTCATGGAGCCCAGTCTCGACATCCCAGCCGCAAAGGGTGATCTCCGAAATCTCACTGACGGCGTACCCGAGGGCGTGATACGGCTGCTGGAAGTCGTGGACATGAAGCTTGACCTCGGTGACTTTAATGCGATGTCGACGCGCCATGTCTCCGATTGCCTGAAGGGACTTCTTGAACACCTTGACGTGCTTCGGCTCAGCGCGTTTTGGGTAGCTCAGTTTGAACGGTAGTTCATCCTCCCAGGCGAAGTAGGACATTTAACGGCCGCCAAGGTTAAACTTTTTTTCGAGGTTTGCCGCCGTGGCAAATCCTGACGACGAAACTGGAGTTTCGCCCGGATTAAAGAACACCAGCGTTGGAAGGGACATGACGTTGAACGCCTTTGCTGCCGCTGGGCTCTGGTCTACGTCAACCTTTACGAACTTTATTGTCTTGGAGAATTTTTCCGCGAGCTTCTCGAATTCCGGCGCCAGTCGTTTGCATGGACTGCACCACCCAGCCCAAAAGTCGATGAGGACTGGTCCGTTGTGATTGAGAACTTCCGACGTGAACTCCACATCGGTTACGTTGACGATTGCCACTTTGAGCTCCTTTCTGGGCGGTCATTCTACCAGCCTTTGCTGGACCGGCGACTGTACGCTTTCCTTAACCATGCCCACAAATCGGGTTTGCGACTTCTTAAACCAGAGCGGATATTCCCCTGTCGGACCGTTTCGGTGCTTGGCGATTTTGAGGTTTACAACTTCGCCGTCGGCCGAACGGGACTCCTCGGTCCGCTCGTTCTCCCGCCAGAGCATCAAAACCACATCGGCATCCTGTTCTATGCTACCGCTCTCACGAAGGTCTGAAAGTCTAGGCTCCTTCGTATCTCGCGACTCTGACGCGCGTGAAAGCTGACTCAGCGCAATGACCGGCACATCGAGATCTCGCGCAATCGATTTCAGTCCACGAGAAATCTCGCTAACCTCCTGCACGCGATTCTCTCGCCGATCACCACCCATGAGCTGTAGGTAGTCGATGATCACGAGGTCAATTGAGTGCTCTCCAGCAAGCCGCTGGCACCGTGCGCGAATTGACGCAATGTCAATTGACGATGTGTCGTCAATAAAGAGCGGCATCGTATTCAGGCGAGAAAACGAATTTGTAAGTGAGGCCCAATCAGTCTCGCTGATTGAACCTGTGCGAATGCGTGATGCGTCAATCGCCGCGTCACCACTGACGATGCGCTGTACCAACTGCGAGCTGCTCATCTCTAGCGAGAAGAACGCCACAGTCTTTAGCTGCTTTGCTGCATGTTCAGCGATGTTGAGGGCAAGCGACGTCTTACCAACCGACGGACGAGCCGCCAGAATAATTAGGTCGGATTTGTGGAATCCGCCGAGTGTTCGGTCCAAATCCCCAAGTCCAGACTTGATCCCATTTTGCTTGGCTCCGTTAGCCGCGGACTCGATCTCGTCGTACGCACTGCCAGCCAAATCGCTCCAACGCTTTAGCGCGCCGTTATTGCTCGAATTGGAGACGCCAGAGAGGAGTGAGGTTGCTTGGGAGATGATCTCGTCTGGATCGTCAGACGTGCCAGTCAGTCGGACGATTTCCGTACCAGTTCGTCGGAGTGTACGCAGCAGCGCCCACTTCTTGACGATTTTTGCATATTGGTCGGCGTGAATTGAAGTGGGGGTCGAATGGGCCAGATCCATCAGGTTGACCAGGCTCGGGCTGCTCATCGCGTCCATTGCCTTCAACTTGTCGTGCACGGTGACCGTATCGATCTTGCCGTGTTCATTCCAAATCGAGAGACAGGCCGCGTAAACATCCCGGCACAGGGCGTCTTCAAAATCCTCTGGCTTGACGACGTCGCTCACCAACGCCATCACGCCGGTATCGATCAGAATCGATCCGACAAGAGAGCGCTCAGCGTCGGAATTGGTCGTTTCGGGCTTCCACTCCTCCATCTCAGCCACCAATCGCGAGGTAGCGACGGGTCGCGGCAACCAATAGCTGTTTTACAGTGTCAGAAGGATGAGGTGTCAAGTTTTCTGCCCTCCAAGCAAGCGCTAGTTCTGTAAGGGACTGATACGCCTGCTCTACCCTAGCAGTGTATGCAAGATCCTGCACACCACGAGAGAGCTCAATAACACGGTGACCACTACGGATGCAGTCCTCAAGCTTGGATTCGATTTCATCCGAAGTCTGAGAACGTTCAATCCTGACGAGAACTGTCCAGACATGCTGGAACATCACTTTGCACTTTCGCTTAGCTTCGTGCTTTTTCACATTGCTCCTTTATTGCCTGGCATCTTGACTGGGGGAAAAGACCCGACTGGAAGTGCTCCATGCGTCAGCATGGGGTACGTACCAGCGGGTCTATAGTTCCGCCCAAAAATTTGCCGGCTTTTTCTATAGTTTGTCAATACTTAGAATGGCAGGTCAGCAAAGCTATCGTCAGCAGCTGCGGAGTTACCCGGCTGTGCGCTGTACCCGCCCTGGCTCTGGCCCTGGCCGTCATTCTTGCTTCGCGCAAGGATCTTCAGGAACTGAGCAGACACGGCGATATCGATGTGTCGCTCGCCCTGCTTGTCAGTCCAGTCGGAGACCTCAAGGCCGCCCTCGATGTACACCATGTCACCCTTGCGGATGCTGTTGGCGGCGTAGTCAGCGCGCTGGTCCCAGGCCGTTACCGGAACCCATACCGTCTTGTCGTTACCCTGGTCATCCTTGCCAGCGTGATGAGCAACGTTAAAGTTCGTTACGTTGCGTCCGCCCTTGGTGGTGCGGAGTGTAGGTGCCTGGCCAACTCGGCCGATCAAAGTTCCCTTAAACATAATTTATTACCCTTCGTTTTGTATCAGGACGTCTATGCGTTCCTGAGTGTGTCTAGTTTGAAGATCTATCACCCTTGGTAGGAACCATCTGTCGTTGACACCAATCCCTTTGGCGATGGAGTCCATCGTCAGCTTGAGAATGTTGTCCGCGTCAATTGGCCTGTTGAGATAGATCCAAAAGTGTACGGCTATTAGTCCCTCTCGGGGTTGCCATCCGCTTTCGCTTTGTGCGATGCGGACAGCGTATTCAACATAAGTCTTCCAATCCTTAGCCTCCTTCGACATATATACGCTACCAAGACGCCGGTTTACCCTAAACGCCTTATTCCAACTCGGCGGTCTGCCGAGTAACTCAAATACCAGCTCGCCCGAGGTCGGGTCGGAAGTCTGGGGCCTTGGATCGGATGACGCGGCAGGTGTGCTGAAGTCGCGAGACTGCTGCTCCATATCCATCATCCTCCAATTCGTCCAGCGTTCGGTTGCTGGTTACCAAGGTAGGGAGCATCTTACCGTATCGGCTTTCAATGAGCACGTACAAGCGCTCAGCAGCCCAATCGGTGGCTCGCTCCTTACCGAAGTCGTCAAGGACCACGACGGACGCCTCGTCGCGGCAGAACTGATAGAGGTCAACTGCCCGGGAGTCGGTGTACTTCTGTGCGTCGCGGATAGTGTCTAGGAACATCGGCACATTGACAAATCGCATACCGGCAGTCCCGTCGCGCCATAGACGCCTCGAGAGTGCGGCAGCCATAAGGTGCGTCTTGCCGCTGCCTGGCTCACCCATTAGGAATAGTCCCCGGTCGGTCAGCGGGGCATCTGCCCACTCAATCGCTGCCTCCATAGGCTTGTCTGGATTTGCTCGCGGCTGGTAGTTCTCAAAGGTGCACCCAGCGTAGCGCTGCGGTATCCCGATGTACCTAAACATCCGGTCAAACTCTTCTTGATTAATCATCTCACTCCTCAACATACTGATCACGGCTTACTGTAGCACGGATTCCGGCAGAACGTACTCGGTTCTTCGGGGCTGCCATAGCCTTCTGCAGGTATGATAGCGCATCTCCGCTGAGCTGTCTCATTGAGATGTCCGCAATCTTCACCATCAGCGGACCATACTGCTTGTCAGAGGCTTTCAGGATCATAGCGAGCCTTATATATTGCTCTCGATCCATTGAAACCCCCATCATCGCCTGCCAGTACTCACCAAGCCTGCCAATCTTTGCTGAGTCCGTTGGCCCGTTGATAACGTAGTCGTACCACTCGCGCATCGTTCTCACTGGCGCGTCGGCGGTGATGCCAAGTGTCTCAGCGCGCTTGCGATAGGTTGCCGCCTTGCGCTTTCGCTCCTCGAGCTCCTCCTGCGGCAGGTCGTTCCACTCTTCCCAGTCGTGAATCAGCAAGCCATCGAGTAGACCAGCACGCCTAAACGCAGGGAGGTGCTTGATGTACTGCTTGCCAATAAGCATCTGGACGTGCTCTTCCGACTCAAACTGGCCGTTGGTCTCCGCGGCAGCGCAAAGCAAGACGACCCAGGCATATCGCGCAGCGTCATCTGGCAACCGCGACATCTTCTTGTGCCGCGGAAGATTTACGTGGATGCGGATGTGGTCGGCTATGACTTCGGTCCCGACTTGTCCGCCAGCTTCGGCACTAGCCGTAGCAGTTCCTTGCGGGTCGTTGGGATTGCATTGCCGTTCTGTCCGTTGGTGTCTACGCATAGTCCCCTAAATTCACATGTCTCATGAAACCAGGCTTCTGGGTTTGGGAAGAACGCTTTCTTCTCGATCATATCAAGAATTCCGCGAGCCATCATGTACAACTGATCAAAGTTTTCCTGACTTCGGTAAGTTGACCGCCGGTCAACATTCGGACCCTTTGAGTTCAGCGTGATGATGTTGAAAAGAACCTCTGGGTTCTTGCCAAAGTTGTCGCGGATAAGTCCAGCATACGCAGTAGCCTGCATATCCTTGTGCTCCTTACCCTTATCCCACGCACGGTAAGAGGTTTTGTGGTCGATAACAATGTTGCTCTTCGTGTAGAGATCCGGCACGCCCTTGAGCTTCACTGGGAGGCTTCCGAGCTTACTGTGCTTGATCTCGCCGTACATCGCCCGCTCGACGGCCTCAGCCTCCCAATCGTCGCCCTCGTCAAGCGCAGCGATAAGCATAGCCTCGCTCTTCACAGCCTCACCAAGAGGGTCTCGTATCTTTTCGTTCTCCCAGTTGACCTTGGAGGACTCCTCGGCGAAGTAGCGTCGCGTGTACTCCAGTGCCTGATCCCGGCTTGACTTTTTGGTGCTGTACCACCTGGCAAGACCGAAGTGGACACTAGATCCAACTAGCGCGGCTGCTCCGGTTGATTCCGTCCAAAGCTTTTTGCCGTACCTGAAGTATCCGTAGAGAGGGCACGTCAAATAGGCACGTAGCTCCGAGATGGAGAAGTACCCCTTTGAGACCTGCGCATCTAGCGTTTCGCTGAGATGCTTCTTTGCGCTCTCAACGATCTCCGCCTTGACGTCGTTAGTTAGAACCTCTGGCTGCTCATCCATTTGCGGCGTCCAGTGCATCCTTACGGGCCTTGTACGCCTTCTGGAGAGCCTGCAGCCGCTCGCCAGCGAGATTGCTGCTTGCGATATCCTTGCCAATTGCCAGGAGTTCCGCAGAGCTGCTCGCTGAATTTATTGACGCAATCCAGTCAAGGATCGCGGGATCTTCTTCGTCGCTAAAGATTTCAAGAGCTGCGGCAACGATTGCCTCATCACTCTGCTTCTTTGCGGCTGGCTTTGTCTCTGACTTTGCCGGACCGCCCTTGGAAGCGATCTCTTCCGATGACGCCACCTTCTTGGCTGGGAGGCCAGCCATGACAAGCGCGCGTCCGACTGCAGACGTCTCGCAGTTCTCCACCTCGCTACCGCGGGTATATGGAGTGCTACCTGGAATTGCAAGGAAGCTATGGCCAGTTCCCGCTGGCTGCTCATTCTCGCTAATGCCTCGGTAGGCTAGCGCTCGGAATGAGACTCCCTTGTCGTCAAGGTGCATCATGGTGGTCTCAATTCGACCATCCGGATAGGCCTCGTACCAGGCCTTGATTCTCGCCGCTACATCTACGTAGTCATCGAGCTTGAAGCTTCCACGTCCTGCTGGTGCGTTGTTTCCGTATGCCATTTACTTACTCTCCTTATCTACCCAATCTTCAAACAAATCCTGCTCTGTCATATTAAAAAGCCTCGATAGTTTTCTCCTTAGTGGCTTCGACATAGGACTATGTCCGTATTGTACCTGATTCAAATACCCAAGACTCACGCCAAGCATTTCGGCGATCTTCGCCCGCTTAAGCCCAGTTTTCTTGAGCATTACCCAGACCTTATCAGACCTGATCTTTTCTTGCAAGCGGCGCCCCTGGTGCTCTGGGCCGCTCAGCCGACTCACTTCGGCTCTCGCTTCTTGGCCCTTTCCAGCAGTTGATACACACGGTTCCTGCTGATGCCAAGTTCCTTCGCGATGGACGTAATCGTCCTGCCCCCGGAGGAAAGCTCTCGGATTTTAGCGACTCGGTCCCAGAATGGGGCAGCGTGAATACCGGAAAGGTACTCGCGGCTGCACGGCCAGCACCGAAGCGTATTCTTTGTGGACGTAGCTGCGCCACAGTCAACGCAGATCTGGTCCTGATTCAACTTTTCACTCATCGATGCGCTCCTCTGCGGCCGGTACGAGGTCGTCCGAAACCCGCTCTTCGTTGCTTGCAAGGTGCCTAAAGAAGCACTTTGTGTGGGTGTCTCCATGCGGTGTCTTTATGACTGGACCGAGATTCTGGACGGCGGCCATTTTATTGCCAGCGCCCTTCCGGTTAAAGCAGTCAGGGTGTCCGCATACATCGCTGCCGAACAGCTGTTTTGCGACAAACATGTCAGCCATAAGCCTCTCCTTCTACGCCTATCAAATACCCTCGTAGGGCCGCTCTCCATTTCTTGGAGGATTCAGTCTTCACCCTATGGTGTAAACCGCATAGTATCACGCAATTAGCCCTTGACGATGGTCCGCGTTTGCCAAGGCCGGACGTTGACACATGGTCAACTTCTAGTGTGATTTTCCCGGGGCCAAATTGGCTCCCGCATTCTCCGGTCATGCCAACCGATGGACCGACGCAGCCCTTATCCCTTTTTAGGAGATCGAGTCTTAGGCTTTCTGTTACGGGGTCCTTGTGCGCCATCCTCTGCCTCCTGCTTGTTGGGACTTGCCTTTTCGGATCTCATTATACGGCACGGAATGCAGAAGCACGGCTGTTGGTGGTAGAGCTTCTCCGCCATTAGCGCTTACGTTCGCGGGCCTCTACCTGGCGCATGACCTTATTAGCCCATCGCTCCCCAGGAACCCCGCCCCATAGCGCATTTGCAATCCTGCCAGCGGAAGGATAGCCAGCCTCGCCAGGCCGATATCCCTGACCCTTGCGATCGACCGCGTGACGCGCATGCCAAGCTCGCATCTTTCGCGCACGAGCAATCGTCATGGTGTCATTGATCAGCATTCGCGCTGTCGTTTGACCAGGGCCGATCCCGCCGCGACCGAACTCTTTGCGCCAGTCCAGGCCTCGCTTCGCTTCAGCTTTTACTGCTCGTGGTGCCTTGAGGTTGATGGGTCGCTCTGACTTCTCGGTCTCGGACTCGCCGTCCTCCTCTGCGTCCTCTTCAGCGGAAAGGATCACTACCTTTGCGGCTGTGTAATCAACATCATCATTGGCATCGAGGACGTAGATCTTCTCGAACTCCTCATGGAGCTCCTCGATAAGTTCCAGCTTTGCCTCTGCGTTGTCCTCAACTGGAAGGATGAACACGTTCGTGATTACGACCTGGTTGTCGTCAAGCGCCTTCATCATAGGTCCAAGGTCTTCCTTCTGAACATTGGTCATAATGTAAATTTCAGCGCCCCCGTCCTCACCTTCCTCAAAGCCCTCAATGATGTCAAACCCGCCTTCGAGGATTTCAAAGCCTGGGGTCATGATCGTCCCGATTGGATCGACAAGAACAGCAGCCGATCGCTTTCCTGGGTTATTCTTCTTCATCGGTGGCTGCGGTGGGAGACCAGGCTTAGACCTTCGTGCTGGCGGCTTTGGCGGGAGATTCTGCTCTTCGCTCTTTTCCTCGCCAGGCATTGCGCTGTCTGTGGGCATTGCGATTGCTGGCGGCGTTGGCTCATCGGCTGGTTGCGCAGGTGTCTCCGGGGTCTCCTCGTCGCCACCTTCTGG